GTGTCCTCTTGCTCACAAAAAACCGCCCACCTTTGCTTAAATTGCATTTTGTGCAGGATGCAACAAGATTGCTGTCGTCATCCAAACCACCTAATCTCCTAGGTATCACATGATCCACAGTTGTAGCCTCTTGATTGCAATACTGGCAAATGAACTGATCCCTACGCAGCACCCTAGATCTTATTGATCTCCAATGCCTAGTCGATCCAGTAGATCGTAGAGCTGACTTGCTCATTAATACCAACCCTTAATCTTATGATGTTGTAATGCTTTACAAGGTTCATCATACCTGTGTTTAATATAAGCCAATCCTCTATCAATCTGTTTAATAGGATTCTTTTCTTTAAGCCCTAATATCTGTGGAATACCAAATGCACTTGACTTAGGGTTCTTGGCTTTGTAGTTCCATCTACTCTCTTTATGCCATAACTCATCTAAACAATAGAACTCAGTAAATGAATGATTAAGCTCTATAAAAGCATATTGTTTTAATGTATTTACAGACCAAGATTTAGCTACGGAATCATCTTTTAAAAGGCTTATGTTCAAGACTATGAACAGAGGTATCACCAAACCAAACCTTGCGATCTTTCTGCTTCGCAGATCGCCCTTTCGCTCTGAAAGCGAATTTGCGTTTAAGGGTAGCATACGCTTCCAAATCCTTCGGCATAACCGCAGGTCAGACGGCAAGTCGTTCATATAGACATCCATCCTATGTATTGTGCATCCGGATTATCCAGCAGCCATTGCTTACGCAATTCGTTCTGATAAGCCCAATTGATTTGATGCGTCATTTCGTCATGATCAGCGCACATGTATGGCACTCCTTATCTGCAAACATCCAAGACCCACATTTAGTGCAGCGCATTACAGGCTCTTGAGTGTCAGTTGATTCTGCTAGATTCTTTGTTCCCACAGCGCAACACTTTAGGCATTGATACACCCTAAAACCATCAGCTTCTGGGTATCCGTCTAACCACTCAAACTCAGTATTGGCTGAACAGAAATTACATCTAAAATTAACCATCTTTACCAGCCCATCCAGTTCCTCTAAAGATTGTAGGCACAGCTGTAAAGACACGCCTTAAAGGCGCATTGCACACTTGACAATGAGGGATTTTATGATCCATTGGTAAATCCAATACAATCAGCAACCCCTCACCATCGCACATGTAATCGTAATTAGGCATGATACGGAATTCGGTTTATTGCATGGCAGGAATAGCAGCGAAGCAGATCGCCCTCATGAAGTAATCTGTCATCGTTGCATAGATCGCAAGTCACGACTGATGGCTCTACGACAATTCCGTCATCTGTAAAGGTGGCAGTTAATCCTGAGCCATCTATAATTTGTAATTCACCCATTTATTCACCTCCTTTAAAGTACCATTTTCCATTAGCGGTTAAGGTTGCCCAATTAGGTGCACATTCTTTTGCTTTACAAACATAACCATAGTAAGGCTTACCTCCTTTAGAGATTCCTTCTTTCAAGATATGCCCATGCTGACATGCAGGTGGCTCATTCGGTATTGCTGCACCAATCTCAGCAACAACATCACCAACAGACCAAGCAACAGGTTCAGGCTCTTTCTTATCAGCTGCAAAACTATCTCTCAAGATCGTTTCAATTTGTGCTGACTTGCTTCCGGTTTTTCCATACATATTTTGGCGGCTTTCTAGCTTCTCCTTAAAAGATTGATCTGCCTTAACAGTTTCCATGCTGTCTTTTGTAGCAGTCTTGTTTGAACCTTTAAGAATTATTATTGCCCTTCCCAAACTACTGCTGGCAGTATCCTCGACATACCATTTTTTCATATTAGCCATATAGGTTTCTCTAGATCCAAATGCAATGTTGCTAACTGCTGGTGCTGGATCTGCTGCATCTCGCCACAAGGTTGCTTGCACCAAGATATAACCCTTTTCAGGATCATGGCTGATAACTGATATATCAGATCTACCCATTGGATAATTGGCAATGAACCATTTGTTCAAAGTAGCCACATCCTCGTAATCCTCAAGATTGAATGCCATTATTAATCCTCCCAGTTTTCATCTTTGACTGCATCAAGCACGGTTTTATAGACAGACCCATAGGCAATGAAGTCCTTGATACTGTCCTCATGGTCTGGAGTTTCACTAAGCCTAGAAACCTTGACGAGTGCCATACATAATGCAGCTTGGTGTGGTGTGATAGGGAAATCGAGATATGCAGACCAAAGACCTGCAATTCGCTTGTGGTTATAGTAAGGATGTCCGTAAACACTTCCACGCTGTTGGATCGTAGTAATAACCTCATCAAATAACTGCTCAGTTTTTGTCATAATCAAAGACTTCATCTGACTGCTGTTTAATGGTAATCATTCGGCGGTGCATATCCCAACCCGTTGCACGCCCACGCCAATAGCCCCGATTGTAGATTTCGGTTTGCCATAAACTGACTGCATAGGCTAACAAGCCGGTTGCTATCATGAACCATAAAATTGTAATTCCGTTGATTTTCATGCGTTCACCGGAATTTTGTCGGCGTAAGCCAATTTCCAATCAAAGCCATTTTTATCATCGATAGCGTATGCAGCTTTAATTCTTTCGAAATGAATCTCTGATGCTCTATGACCTGATGGTCTTTTGCAACTTAATCCTGCTTTTGCAGAACATGTTGGACATTCCAAAGATCTTGGACAAACATCCCCACGAGTGATGCCATCGCACCATTCGCATTTTCTTTCATTTGACTTCATGTTACTCCCTTACATATCCACAGACGATCTGTGAATACATAAAGTTTGACCTAAATCAAGTCTTTTATCTACCTGACTTACGGCGTGTTTTATAACGATTAGATAACGCTAATATCCTCAAAATCATCGATATGGTCATCAATCGTGCGTTCGTGATAATCGGTTTCAAGACCCATAAGACTTTCCAAGAGCTGTGAAACTGCCATCTTTGTTAATTGGAATCATCTGCACGCTCATATTCTTGCCATCCCATTCCATTAGCACAATGCCCATTTGCCAGTTAGCAAGCCCTTTTGTGTAACTCGCCTTTGCTCGATTCATAAGGTTGCCGGTTTCTATGCCGTAAAGGGGTCTGTAAGCCCCGTAAAGACCCTCTGAGTAGGCTGACATACCTAGCCTATGGGTATGACCACAAACCACGCTCTTTCCTGCCTTTTTGGCAAGATTTAGGGCAGTCTGTCCAGCGTTGGGGTTCATGTTGCCCTCATCACCATGAGCCAAGATCCAGCCCTTTTCAAATTCGTAGAATTGTTTATGAAATGTAATGCCCATAGATTCAAAATCCATGAACTTGGCATACTGCAATTCGGGAAGTGAGATCATTCCCGGAACTTTTAGGAGAGTGTTATATAAGCGATCAGTATGATTACTGCGGATAATATGAGCTTCTGTGCTGTGCTCTGTGAGAGCCCAAAGGATTTCTTGAGTAGCTGTGCGGTCATCATCCAAAGTTTGTTGATAAGCCAAAGGTGTTTTTTCAGCCCAACGGCTAATGGTTTGAAAGTCGATCTCATCGCCAACGCATAGAACGCTGTCAAATCTTTCACGCTTTGCCAATTTAATGACATTCTTGACAGCTGTTTCATGATGATAGGGAATTTGCAAATCACTTATTACTAAGTATCGCTTAATCGTCATCCTCATCGTCAGTTGGATCTATGGAAGGAATGATCCCACCATCGCCTACGACCCAATCAGGAAAAGTCTTATGTTCAGTCATAAGCCAGAAAGCATGTTCAGGCGTAAATCCTGCTTTTCTAGCTGCTTTGTAACATTCGTGCAAAGCCAAATAATGCTGATCGATCTTGCTTAATGGCTCAGGAGTTTGGCGAACGACACGACGATTGATCTTTTTGCGTTTGATAGGTTTTCGAGTGTTCGCCATAATTAAAATTATCGCTTACTGATTAAGACAAAGAGATCATCGACACGCTGTTCAAGTCTTGTAATTTGATCCTTGATGCTTGTGCCTGAGTTTGGCTTTAGTTCTGCTAAATAGGATTTAATAACCCAACGCAGACCCATGAATAAACTGCCTGTTATGGCGCATACGCCAGTAGCGATAGCGACCCAATCTTGAGCCGTCATTTCGCATTAAGTCCATAATCGGCTTCGTTGCCAGAATTAGGATCTAATGCTTTTACAACAGGTGCAACCAATGCTCCAGCAAGGATTGCAAACTCTGGTCGAATGTCAGCAACGATCGCTAATAGCACAGTAATACCGGAAGCAGCCACAGCTCTTAAATATGACTTAATTGCTGCCTTGTGTTTGTTTGATAGTTTCATGCTTTGCCTCCTAGTAGTGGGATGTGAAAAAACTCAGAATTTTTATCTTGATCTTTCTTGAAACTTACATGGACATGATGGTTATGAGGATTGCCTTTATATTTACGCCAGCGCCATCCAAGTAAAGGTGATGCAATTTTTGACTGATGGATTACATAACTGATGCGACCATTGGTTTTCCCGTATGATCGAATTTGATCTGCCAAATATGCTGAAAGCCCTTTGTCGTCAGAAAGCCGAGCGTCAATATCAATTGCTCGCACGCATCCGTTTGTGTCTGGGTTGTGATCGCTCTTTCTTGCGCTATGTCTAGCATCACCAATCCACCCATCAGATTTGCGCAAACGCTCTGGGAAGGAATCATCGATCTGCTCCCGTAATTGAACAGCTGCTTTAGATAGGTAAGGCTTCATTACGCAAGCAGAAGTTTTGCTTCGTCCTCAGTAATGCCTAATCGATCTAACAATGCTGCTTTGGTTGCTGCTTTTGCTTTAGCATCGGCTACTTTTGCAACAGCATTTTCTGAATCTATTGCATGTTGGGCATATTCGTCAGAAGTATATTCTCTTTCGACCAATTCACCTGTTTCGCAATTTACAATTGTCTTTATCATCTTTGTTTTTGCCATTATTTCACTCCATATAAGTAGGCTGTTCCACCGCTAAAGTTTCCTGATGCCATAAATAAATCAATTGAAGTAATTGCTGTAGTCGAATGATAAATAGCATTATAAGCAGAAGTATAATTATTTGCAGTATTACTCCAATAGATATAACCGCCTAGCACTTGAAAGGGTTTTCCATGAGTTGCTGAAGCGTATCTTTGAATTGTCAAAACTGAAAAATTTCTTATTGTGGCATCAGTAGATGAACTTGATAAACCATCACCTAAAACAATTGCACTATTTGCACTCATATTTGCACCTATGGCAAATTGTCCTGTAAAATAATTACTGCCAGTATCGCTATTGAAGCGGGCTTGGAATGTATTTTGATTTGATCCATAAGCCCCAATAACTATTAACTGCAAATCTGTGTATCCACTAAAACTTGTTAATGAAACTGTTGCGCCAGTCAATGAAGTAGTTGAAATCAAAGTCATTCCACCAGCAGCGGCAGAAGCCCATTTTAAACCTGTTGCAGTTGAGGAATCAGCTGTCAAAACTGTATCGTTTGCTCCGACGGCTAATCTTGCAATTGTGTTATCAGCTGTTCCTGCAATCAAATCACCTTTTGCATCAACTGTGGCTTTTGCAATTGCCGCTCCGGCATTTGTAAAAACTGTTGTATCAATTGCTGTGCCAAGTGATCTAATGGCTGCTGCGCCATCTTTGACCAAGGCTGTATCATCTGGAGTGCTCCAGCTGTAATTAGTAGTGGTTGCCATATTGTCCTATTCTCAGGATACGATTGTAGCGTATTCCCATGTTAATGTTGGATCTAGTGTGTTCCATGCCTCGGTGATTGGCACAGTATTCCAGCGCATCGCCACTTGGCTAAACGCCACCGGTGAAAGATTGATGGTTAGAAATAATTCATTAAACCTTGTGCTCCAACGCCATCCCTCAACATAACCCTCAAATACACCATTTGAGATCTGAGTTGGCAGGTTTTGAATGTTTAAAGGCTGACCCATAAACACACCTAAAAGGTTATCTCTATCGCTGTTATCAATCTGCGGATTAGTTATTGGAAAGGTTATGGATTGAAAAGCTGCTAACGGAAAGGCACGCTGGTCAATGTATCTGTCTGCGACCTCTTGGGCATCTACACCTGAATGAATAGCCGAACTGATATTTTCAGCTTTGTAGCCATATAAGCCAATGGATTCTGTACTTGTGGCAGTTGCCTGTGAATTAAAATTGTTTCCATAATTGATATAAATGTCATTGCGAATATCTGCGGATCTTGTAATAGTTGATAATCCTTGACCTAGAGCATGCTTAGCGTCCAAATCAACATAACCATTGGCTATTAAATAAGTTTGCCTATGGTCTGCATCTGCATAACCAATGTCCCCATTAGGTGCTTCATAAAGATAACCAAATGCGCTATCTGCAATGAAACTTGCAATGTTATAGACAGTATCAGGATCGGCTGATCTGCTAGACATCGTATAAAGCCCTGGTTGATCGATTTCGCCTAAACCTTGATTACCTGCCGTTGCCCAAGTTTCTGTTGCGTTATAGGTCGCCCATGTTGTAGCTGCTGGAACATCATTCCATGATGCCAACAAAACGCTAGATAGCAACTCATAAATCTGGTCGCCATCCTCATCTTGTGAAAGATTGTCGTTGTAGATTTCTTTGGCAAGTTTAACTAATGAACCCATTGCAAGGATTGTGTAATTCACAACAGTTGCCAATGATCCAGTTGCCCCAACCTCAACAGTTACATCAGTAACATCTCCGCCAAATAAATTTACATAAGTTCCGGAACTATCTTTAACTTGCAAACTCAAAGAATCGTTAATTTGAAATGGCAATGTTTGACCAGATAGGGCAACTAGAGCAACCTGCAAATAAGATGGATTAGGTTGAGTATAAATATCATCTCGACCTGCTTGGTGGGCAATATCGCTAATAGCAATGTCGGTGTAATCAACACCAGCAACAGTTAATTTCCAGTCAGGTGTCCAGACTGTCATTATCGAGCCCTAGTTATCCCGCTGTTGTAAAGCTGTGGAACTGATCTTGATGCGCTCTGATTTAATACTTTGGCAACGGCTCTTGCAGCACCCTCAGAATCTACGGCTTGAACTGTAATGTTATTTACTGTTGTGCCAGCCCTTAACGCTCCTGCACGCAATTGTGCATCGGTGGCTGATGAATTACTTAAATCTGACGATCCTGATGCGCCAGCATTTCCAGCGTTTGAAATTCCACCGCTACCATTTGAACCTATATTAGGCAACAATGGAATGGAATTGTATCTTTCAATCAAAGCATTAATGGCAGCGATTGCAACATCAACAGCTCGCTGAATTCCTGAAATAACCTTGCCAATAATGTTTGTAACTTCACCTGCAATAACTCCAACAGTCTTTAGGGCAGCACCTAATGTGCCTATCAAGATTGGAACTACAATATTAATAATAAATTTACCAAACGCATCAAAGGCTTCTTGGTTATCTTTAATTGCTTGTTTGATTGGATCGAAATATGAAGCAAATTCTTGCAATCTAGGAACTACTTCATCCACAATAAGAGTAACAAATCTTTCAACAAATGGAAGTAGTCGATAACCAATTTCTTCTTGTGCTTCGGCGAATGCTTGCTTTAATCGATCAATTCTGCCTTGAAATGTTTCAGCGTTAGCAGCTGCTGCACCACCATAAAGATTAGTCAATGCCTTTGTGGTTTCGGTAAAATCCATTGCCTTTAGATCGGCTTGGCTTAAACCAATACCTAATCTTGCAAGTCTTGTATCTTGTCCTTCATAAGCCTTTGATAATGCTTCAACAATTGTGCCAAGTTCTTTACCAGTTCCCTTTGATATATCAATTGCTAAATTTAGTAAATCCTGTGACTTTGTAACATCCTTGGTTGATACCGATAATCTCTGGAATGATGCTCTTAGTTCATTATCGGTTATGCCCGTGGCTAATTGAGTCTGTCGAATGTATCCCTCAGTTGCGGTTATTTGGGCATTGGTAGCCCCTGTGGCGGTCTTTAGGGCAGCAGCCAACCTTAATTGTGCTTGTTCATCCTCGATGGCTGATTTGACCCCATCAACGGCTAATTTGACACCATAGGCAGCAGCGGCAGCAGCAGCTACGGCAAATGCAGCAGCAGCCTTCTTTCCAAACTCTGAAATCCTGCTGGCGTTGGTTTCAACCGCTTTGTCGGCTTCACCTAGCTTCTTTTTTAAGTCATCAACATCAGCAAGGATTGATAATTTTAATGTGCGATTACCGGTTGCCATTAAATCCATTCCTTAATAATGCGATCAAAACTTTGTTCCCACTTGTTAATCAATTCAGGCTGAATTCTGCGAAGGGTTGGATAGATAAACCAACCTCTTGAACCTCTGCCTTGCCGTCCTGAATATGTAGGGAACTGCTTGAACTTATTAGATCCAAACTCCATACCACCCCATAGGGTTTGCGTTGTAGCCCCACCTGAAAACTTTTGTTTTGCGAAACCATAACGGAACTCACCAATTTTGCTTGACTTGGAGATACTAACGCCATCCGCAATTCTTTGCGCTGCCTTGCCAGATTTCTCTCTGCCTCTAGCTGCCTGCTTAATTTCCTCTGAAGCAAAATACGCCAAAGCAGCAGATTGACTTCTTGCTTCCTCTGTTGCTTGCTCGTCCATAAGTTTGAAAGCCTTGTAAATATCACGCAGATCGGATTTGTTGTAGGCGATTGTTTCATTTGCCATTCCTTCGCTCCAATATCTCGATCGCTGTTAAAATATCCTCTGCTTCAACCCATTCGCTCATTGGTATGTGAGTAGTTATTGCTAACTCAACCAATAATCGATTTAGGCTTCCTTCTGGATGACTTTTGGGTCTGCATCACCGACTATTACATCAGCGACAGTTTCCATCCAAATATCCATTGCTTTGACGGGCTTGGATCCACCAAGTTCTCGCTTATGTGCATGATAAGCCAAAAACATAAGATCCCAAATACCCAACTTCTCAGATATTTGACCAATTATGTTTCCCGTCTGTTTCTCCCATTTCGCAAACTCAGGCGGTTGTGCAATGTATGTTGCTTGATCGCCTGAGTTATATTCAATTGTAATTGGTAATTTCATTTGTTTGCTCCCGTTTTATTTTTTAACTAAAAGTTTCGGTTACTGCGCCTTTAGATACTGTAAAGGTGAATGATACTGTCTGAGCATCAACACCTGAACCACCAGCAGTTGGAAACTCTGGCTTTACTGGAAACACGAATTGTGCTCCTGATGCAGCTGTAAGTGTCATGCTGATGTCTGTATCTGGTGCGCTTTCAGCAGCTGTCCATAGAGCCTCGCAAACTGAGTTTGCCTTGCCCCAGTCAGCCAACATATCCAATTGGAATGTTCCTGAAATGTTTGTGGTCTTGTAAGCCTCGCCTTCCATGGTCTGATAAACCTGACGCTCATTGACCTTGGTTAAAACTGCGTTTGTCGCCTGTGCTTGAATATCTGTTCCACCTGTGAAAGATAAACCAACATCACGACCGGTAATTACGACTGTTGCCATGATTTCTCCTTATATTGTTTGCGTGTAGTAGGTAGATACT